GGGGAGTCGAGTCCACACCCACCCCCGGGTCGTAACCCGATTCGGATGTGGTCCGAGTAGCGATACTCGGGGCGTTCGAACCTGTCTCTGCTTACCCCTTTATGGAGGCAAACAGGTTATCGATGCTGAATCCCTTCGGAAGAAAATTAGCAATTTTCTCAAGTTGCTTCTCTTCTCTTTGAAGGTATTCCATCCAGATCTTGGCTAATGAAAAGCTAGCATTAATGATCAGATCTTTGTTCCGAGTGTAATACACACGGTCAGAGACCGGAATCACTAATGCCCGCACTGCCATCTTCCAATCATTGTTCATGATTAGCATGAAGGCAGAGCGTGGGCTATTCATTACCTTAATATAGACTTCTTCTATCTGCCTATGCACTTGCAGGACAGGTAGGGAAGCTATAAGATCGAACGCGTCTACCGCAGCATTATCGTCTCCTGTAATTAGGCATACGAGTCTCTCAGCGATTAAACCGAGAGGCTCGCGTCCTTTTCCAGGATCAGAAGACTTTCTAAAAGCTTCATTAATCGCACTAGCAAAGGCGAGAACGCCGATGTTAGGACTTTTAACAAGCTTAGGGTAGTATTTCACCAGCATTGGCTGTAACGCCTCTGCTGCTGACATACGCCCTTGGAAAGCTACCATTATCTGGTAGGTTATATCAAGAACTCTACTCAAACGCGCTCGATAAGAGCGGCTGAAGCAGAGAACTTCATATAACTCTGATAATGCTGCAGGGGTTCCAATAGGAGACACCCATTCCTTTCTCTCTTCTCCATGGAGTACATTCATCATCAACGAAGGTTGACGATGGACGGTCCATAGAGCGGAAATAGGGAACGGAGTAACTTCAGAACCACAGTGGAAAATCCGTTTCGCAAACTCAAAGAACCATGTAGAAACATGGGTCTTTGAGGGCGAATAGGACATTCCTAGTAGTCCCAAGCACTCTATATACTTCTTAGCTAAAGCGCTGTCACGAATGACAACGTCATCACCTAAGATAGTATACTTAGCGTCTCCCCAGTTTATGCCTAGTTCTCTACAGCAATAGTACATCACATAGTGGTGTGCTAAGGCGAAAGAGTTCCAGGATGAATAGGCTCCCATTGGGTTACCAACAGAGTACCGGATTTCTCCGAACTCTTTGGTCCAAAAGGGATAACCTACCATGATGTTACGCCATGAATTGACGTAATCATCCGTAAACCGAGCTTTAAGGAGAAGAGCGATCAAATCTATTGGGAATCTATCTGTTGCAGCCGTTAAATCGACTGAATAGAAAGGATCTCCTTTAGATTGAAGATCGAACTTTTCTTTAAAGCTACCCTGGTCGAATGTACAATCTTGCGGAATTTTCTTGAGAATGCCAAATAGATATCGGTGCAGACCGCGTAAAGCAGTCTGAGACCAATAATCTAAAATAGCAACCTCTCGAGTCTTCCCTTCCTGACTCGGAATCGCCGCGATCTTTCGAAAGCGACGACCCGTGACACGGAAGAAAGGACCAATCAAAGATTGGTACTTTGCAAGAGTGTCCATTCGGGAAGCTAGCTTACTACCTCCTATGATCTTAATGGAAGTCACCAAGGAGTCAGGTAAAA